AATAAACACGGGTTTCTCAGGTCTAACAAGGAATAGTCCAACTTGTAAGACCCTTCGTGCGAATTGCGATCCAACTATGATCGTACTACTTTCCACATATTTACGAGAGTTTGGTCTATGATGATCCAGTACCTTCTTCATAGATAGAATCCTTCTTAGAGATATATTATTACAATGTACTGTATTTAATTCAAGATTAACTGGCTCATCGTACCTACCCCATACACTGTTGAAAAATAAATCAATATGTTTAGGTCTAGTACTATCACATATCATCAGAGAACACGTTCGTCCCATTTCTATTCTGTGTGATAAAAAATATCACTAAAAAGTAAGATGCCTCTTACTGATGCTGCCATCACCAAGAAGGTGGGGCAACTGCGTGGAAAAGAAGGTAAAGTCTATGCACCCCTCAAATATTTCAGGGGGCTTGGGACTCTCAAGGAGGTTGAAACTCGTTACAAGAAGATGCTCAAGAAGGACTATACCAAGTTCCGAACAGACGAAGGACGAAAGACTAAGACTTCCTCCTACACCCAAAAGTTTAGGAAAAGGTACGGATCAGATGTCAAGTCGTTACCAGATATTGCTAAGGCTACTGGCATTCCTCTAAAGACTGTGAAGACCATCTACAATAGGGGACTCGCTGCATGGAGAACCGGGCACCGACCGGGAGCATCTCCCCAAGCATGGGCATATGCTAGGGTTCATAGTTTCGCCACTAAGGGGAAGACGTACTACACGGCTGATAAGGATTTGAGATGAGATATTTATCAAGCGCACTTCTAGCCTCCTTCCGGGTGTCGTGGCACCCGAGGAACTTCTTCTTGCCGTTCCGCGGCGCCTCCGCGCACCATTTATTTTTTTGTTTATTGAAATATACACACCCGGAACCCCTCGGTCTCCTGCGTTCGGGCATTTCAAAGCCCTCGGGGTCAGCATTGTACCGTTCTAACACTTGTCTAGCCTCATCCTCGGTGTCGAAATATCCAATATGTTTGTCTCGGGAACCTTTCGCATGCCATTTACCCTGTCTTTTATTGAAATGTACACTCCCGGAACCCGCCGGTCTCATGCGTTCGGGCATTTCAAAACCCTCGGGATCAGCCGTGTACCGCTGCAAAATTTCCACCGCTTCTTCGCGAGTTTTACAACCGTGAGATATGTACACGTTTTCTCCATCTATCTTGACCACTGGCGAAAATAAACCGTGCGCCGCATTACACCAACCCCGATACCCATTTTTCACTATCGCACGCTTTTGCTTACTTTCTTTCGCACGAAGCTTACTAATATCAGAATGTGTCCCACCCTCACCACCGCCTTCCATAAGATTGTACCCGTGCGGTGTCATCGTGTTGTACGTTTTGATCCAATACTTTTCCCGATCATTTAATTGATCTTCCGGGATATTCTCTTCGACGATTTCACGTTTCATTTGGTCCCACCCGTATTTATTGATTGCTCGTGCCAGTGCCACGCAACTCGAATTTTTTTTTGTGTGTTGACGCATTCTTGCAGAAAAGGACTGGACCGTTTTACCGACATACATTTTCCCAGATGGACTTGTAATTTTGTAAATTAAACCGACCCGTTCGTTATTTGTCATCCTATTTAAAACTCAACGCCCATCCTCTTTAACCATGGCCAATAAAAATCCGCGTTAAATACAAGATGGTTCATCTGGACCGAATACACGAAGAAATACGTGATTAAAACATTCTACACACACGCTCGTAGATACTAGGTGTCTTCACTGGCTCGGGTGCAAACTTGAGTGCGAAGATTTTACCCACAATGACTTGATTTTTCTCGGTTTCACTCGCCATCTTGTCCGAATGTTCCATCATATCTTTCAACATATCCAGCATTCGTGTGTTAGATACTAGATAGTTCCTCTGATCGTGAGCTGCGGCCTTTTCAGCCCAAGATACAGCATTCTCCCTCACCGAATTATTCATTTCGAACTGTTTGTTCGCGGTGGCAGCCGGACTCGGTTTCGCTTCCCTAAACTCTTCGCACAGCCCACTAATGGTTTCACCATATGTATGAAAACGTTTGTCATCATAGGCTTTATCACACACGGCATAGAGTAGTTCATCACTCACTCCGTAAAGAAGGACATCCTTGTTTTCAATCGTGTATTCAAAAAATTTGTTCATTTCATCACGAGGCACCCCATCCGGGTACGTCTTGATGAGAGTATCGAGCTTGTGTTCGAAATCGGTGAGAGTCGTCATGTTTGTTTTTACTTAAAAAATAAATGAATAATATATTTACTTAGGTTCGTAATGACTGATCGCATTACGTGGGATGAATACTTTATAAACGTCGCAGATCTCGCCTCTGTTCGATCTCCGTGTAATCGACTGAAAGTGGGGTGTGTCCTCGTGAAGAACAACCGCCTCATCAGTATGGGTTACAATGGATTTCTAGGTGGGTGTGAACACAAGTCCATTGTGAGGGATGGACACGAACAGGCTACGATACATGCAGAGATTAACGCAATCACGGATGCGGCGAAGAGGGGTGCCTCCATTGATGATTGTGTGGCGTACGTGACACATTATCCATGCCTCAACTGCTACAAGGCTCTAGCCAGTAGTGGAATTAAAAAGGTGTATTACAAAATAGACTACAAAAACGATCCAATCCTTGAAGAATTGGATTACGGAATACCACTTATACGATTGTGAATAAGATCACAATATTCCTTATTGATTTCTACACCAATGTAAGGTAGGTCAAGCTTCTTCGCCGCTACACATTCACTACCAGAACCCGCAAATGGTACAAAAACATAACCGTTTTCTGGTGGCTGTTTACATGACTTTAGAAGCTTTTCACATAACTCCAATGGCTTTTGGGTGGGATGATCCACGCGTTCATTCTTTCCTGCACCTCCAGCTAGAGCTGGTATTTTGATAACATCCCTAGGAAGAGCACCACCGGGATGTGCCGTATACGTTGTATCAGCTGCACCCTCTTTGGAAAAGCGTCCCTTTGTTCCTTTACGTGTTTTACCAGCAGCGCCATTCACGAATCCTTGGGTGTATGGTTCTCGGACGTCGTCTCTATGAAACACCTTTGAATCTTTCCATAGAACAATAATAGATTCATGGGAACGTTGCCAGAAATTGAGTGATGGAGTTGTTTTATTTGTGTAGTGCCACACTACCCACCGTCTATTAACTTCTTCTGGAATACGAGCTAGGATGAGAGCCAGGATTTCACTGAAGCCGTAGATGAACATTGTACCATCTTTGCGTAAAATTCGTAAACATTCCTTGATCCAATCGTCACACCACTTAAGATACTCACCCATCGGCTGTTTATCACTCTTGTTTCCAAAGTCTTTTCCAATATTATAGGGAGGATCTGCGATCACAATTTGAGCACTTTCTGTACCTAAGTCGGGGGTGATTTTTAGTAAATCATCATTAATCACACGAGACTCCATCATGTCTGAATATACACCGATAACTTTAAATATGTCTGAAGACGAAATCATTGCCGCTGAGGTACTTACAACTATTATCGACAATACAGTAAGTATGAATTCTACCCTTTCAAGGTTTGTGGCGTCAAGGGTGCTTAAGGCTACCCAAATTGAAAGGTATCAGAACGCTGGTGCACCGAAGGAAATCATGCATTTCATCAATAGATGTGGGGGACAGAGTATGGGAACTGAGTGTGAACATTACGCTAGAGCATTTTTCCCATCACTTGGTAAACGACACAAAGGTGATACCAAGAAGAAATCTGGGTACGATCAAATTCACAAACCATCGGAATACAAGGTTGAACAAAAATCTGGGGGTAATTGGGATCCCGAGGATCGTTCTTGGAAATGGCAACACATTGAACCAAATCACCCTTGGAAATTTTTGTTGTTTTGTGGTATCGGTTACAAAGATATTCATTGGTTCTTTCTCAGTCGTATTCGTTTTGATGAATTGTGTGAGAAAAAAGTGATTACACCCCAAGGAGATCAGGATGGAAATTCCTATCAAGGATGGTGGTTTTCGTACCAAGATGCGAAAGACGATTTAATAGAAGTAACTTCACCCGATCATCTGGATAGATTAGTTAATGAGTTGTAATATTTTCAAACGGATAAAATTCTATATCTTCATTTGTTTTATTGAATGGTTGTTTAGAAATGTAAAAGTATAATTCTTCATAATAACGATAGTTTCCACATGAGCATTTCAGATTGTACATCATGATACCAATTTCACTATTAGGATAAGTTTCTTTTAGTTTTTTATTAATACTAACTGGGTATTGTTCATTAAAACGTTTAAAATCATCTTCGGTTCGTATCAATATCATGTGATATTTTTTGTTACTCCCTTTCTTTAATTTAAGATACTTTTTGTATAAAGGTGCAAGTTCTTCAAATTCACCACGCATATCCATAGTGTAATTTAATACACCTCCATCACTAAGTAGATTTTCAATTATATGGTCGTCATGTGAATCAAAATCTATAACTGTATTATTCGTAGTAGTTCTTGCTATATCATACACAATTATGTCAAACTTCCGTTTTTCTGTATAGATATACTTATAGGCATCCATAGCTGATAAATCCAGTCTCGGGTCATTGAACGCATCTTGTGTATATTTTCTCATAATTGGATTTGTTTTTACAAAGTCAATCAACACATGATCAATTTCAACATTCTTGATGTACAAATCTTTTTGTTTTAGAGCTCGCATAGCTGGATATCCATCACCTCCTCCCAAAATAAGGATATTTTTCAAGGGGGTGTTTAACAGTTTAATTGGTATATCAACCATTGCGTAATGTGATTTATTGAACTCTTTGGTGTGATTTTGTATCGCACCATTTAAAAACATAGCAACATGATTCGTCCTTTTATCTCTTGCCAAGTCAATAGTTTGATATGGACTTTCGAGGTGGTGTAATACTTCTAATCCTCGTGTGCTAATACTCGTCTCAGTTTTATTCCTATAGATAAATAAACCTACTGAGATTAAGAGTAAAACAAATAACACAGTCTTCATCTTATATGTTCAGACAATTTATAACATGAAAATTAACGCCTCAATATATTGATTTTCATAGATGTGGACTCAAACTCACTTTTTAAATGATCTATAACAGAAATACACTTACTTTGATTTTGTTCACATGTGAAGAAGTCTATACGAATTTTTTGATGTTCAGGCCATGTATGCATAGAGAAATGACTTTCCGAGAGTAAGTATAATAAGGTTAATCCATGGGGTTCAAAGTGATGTATCATCTTATCTAATATAGTCGCTCCCCCATTTTCTAATGAGGTATCACAAATCTTAGTTAGTCTGTCATTATCCGTAACCAAATCCTTTTCTACATTATCTAGGTCAACTATGTAGTGTATACCAACTGATACTAACCTCTTAGGAACATCACGATTAGAAAATCCAATTGGTTTTGCTTTTCGGCGACCGTACATCTAGATGTTTTTCGTGGTTATTCTTTATCTTGACTAAAATTATAGGATGCCTTGTCCTATTTGTACAGGAGCTTTGATATCAAAAGCAGCGGCGAGTACTGCCGCTGTCTTAACTGCCGCGAAACAAGTAAAAAAGACTCGGAAAAAACCTAAACCTAAAAGTAAGTAGGATGATACTTCTTGACCAAATAGCACGTTACATATCCAAAGATATCATGTTACCTACACGGTGTCACGCGACTAAAAAGCAGCGTGTATCAGTAAAAGATTGTTGTGAGTGTAAAATCTTCTGTAAAAAACCACCAAAGGGTTCAGCACCTGCGGTGGTACTATTAAAGAATAAATACCCATAAAGAGTAATGGATCCTTCCAAGCTTCCCAAAGATATTTTACGTGTACTCCAAGATAAAGAACTTCCAATGGCCAAGAAAATGATGGCTTTCAATATGCTCATGCCCAATCTACCAGCTGATCCAAAACACACGCAGGCGTACGACGACAACCTAGAGGTTGGTCGCAAGATTAAGCGTCTTGTGGACGAGGGAAAGATAAGTATCAATGGGTTAGACAAGGACTTTAAACTAAACATAATTACCAACTCGCAGTAGCGACTTGATGACGCTGGTTTGCCTCCGGGTCAGCTTGTGCGGGGTCAAATACAATCTTGCGCTTCACTTGAAACGTTTTCTTTCGTTCCACGTGAGATGTTTTATTAC